GGTAAAAAACAAACAAAAGTATACAACTTCGTACCGGATAATACATACCCAAAATGGAGGAAAACGCTAAGAAGCGCAAGCCCTAAACGATCAAAATCATTGAACGATATAAGTCGGTCAGAAGAAGACAAACCCACTCTATTTACTCTGTTTACGGATAAATATTCGGATTTATCACCAACACGAACATCCAAAAACATGAATTCCTCGTCAACTGTATATTTTACACCGATGAGATCATCATCAGAGTCTAGTTCATCGCGATTTTCTCCAGTTTTCGCTGGATAATTTCACAAATTTAATTTTTGTTAAATAAAACTGCCATTTAATCACAAGTATGATAGTTGTGATTAAATTTATATTAAATTAAACCTTTGTATGTTGTTATTATAAACATCGTATTTTACACCTTTGGACATTTAAAACACCGACTTAAATGTTAAATTTAAATTTAATTATTGCGTTTGTTTCAAGTTGAATAGTTATTTTTATAGAATAATTGTTGACTTTAATCATATTTAAAATTTCTTTCATTGTATATTTAGCATCTTTGCTTTGTATAGATAAATTTAATTTTGGTGACCATTTATAACCATCTAACCCATTTTCATTTGTTAATTTCATATTAAATGTAGTTGTTTGTAATATTTTTTGCGCAGGCATAGAAAACCATATATCATCTAAAATTGACCTGTATTTTGATTTATTTGAAATAACGTCTTCTCCATTTTTGACAATACAATCTAATATTTTAGATGAATTTAATATTGTTCTGTTAAATTCCTCTTCTGTTATATAACTTTCTTTGGAGTAAGGATTAATTCACCATTTATAATTTCTTGTGTATATTTTTCAATATTTGGAATACGAATAATTTCACTCATATTTGTAATGTTTAATTTAATTTATAATAATTAATTTATTTCAATTTTTTAATAATCGGCGTTTTAAATGTCCAAAGGTGTAAAAAAATAAGTTGAAAAAAAAATAAGTTGTTAAAATAAATATAAACAAATGGAAAAAAAACCATCATTGAAACATTTACGAGACGCAGTACATATTAAATGCGTTAAGTTAACTGGTAAAATGGTCGACAGTTTAAAAAGAGAACAACTTGAAGAAATTTTAAGTTCGGGTGGTAAATGTCCGGAGAAAAGTGATACTTGTAAAGCGTCTGAAATATTAAATCCCGCGTCTGGCAGGTGTGTTAAAAAAGACAGTAAATTGGGGAAAAAAATTCAAAAAGAACAAGAGAGTGGCGGTCATGAAGAAAGTAAACAAAGGTCGCCGAGTTCAAAAAAGAATAAAAGCCCCGGTAAAAAAAGCGCTACGTGTAAATCTAACGAGATATTAAACCCGGCATCTGGTAGATGTGTTAAAAAAGATGGTAAAATAGGTAAGAAACTTCAAAAAGAACAACAGGGGGGGTATCAAGAAAGTAAACAAAGGTCGCCGAGTTCAAAAAGGAGTAAAAGCCCTGGTAAAAAACGTTCATCTAAAACTAAAAGATGTTTTGCGCATGAAATATTAAATCCGGTAACTAATAGATGTTTAAATAAAAATAAACCTGCTGGTCAAAAAATTTGGGAAGAAAAAAGACGTCAAGGGTATGATGATTCTAAAGATTCTCCTTTCTTAATTAGAGTATTAGGCGGGATAAGACCGGTTAGACAAATAACTATGGAAATACAAAATAAAAGTGTTAAATTTCGCGATATTAGCGATGATATATTGAAAAATTTTAACGTTGGAAATAATTATGAGATCTGGTATACAGATTTAAAAAATCTTTTTAGGACAATTCCTAATGCTAAAAATTCAGATATCGTAATATGGGATATTGCGACACATAACGCTTTTTTTAACATTTCCGATGTTTATAGTAGGTCTCCACCTCGTCAACAGCGTAAATCGCCTCCTCGCCAACAGTATAGGTCGCCACCTCGCCAACAGTATAGGTCGCCACCTCGCCAACAGTATAGGTCGCCACCTCGCCAACAGCGTAAATCGCCTCCTCGACGACAAGGACCTAAATCGAGTTATGTTTGTCAAGCAGAACTATGTAAAACATTTGGTCTTCAAAAAGGTGATAATGTTAAAAATACTAATTACTTAAAATGGGCTGCTAAAGGAGGGCATCCAGATAAAGGAGGTGATCAAGAAATATTTAAATCTGTGAATAATTGCTGGAATGAAATATTAGAAAAAAGAGAATATAAATGTTAATATTATAAAACAATTTCTAGAAATTGTTTTTAATTTAATACAAAATACAAATTGTATTAAATTAAAACCATGGTACCATATTCCATCCTAATATATTAAAAAGAACGCTACAAATTTCATCATGAAAATATTTAATATCCATTGTTTTTAATATAACAAAATCGTCTTGATTACATACATGTTTATGTCTTGTTAATAATTGGTATAAAACGTATTGAGTATTAATAAAATTTTTTCTATTAATGTCTTTGAATAATTTATCGTATAAATCGGTAAGAATATCAAAATCATCTAATAATATATTTTCCAGATAACCTATATCGTCCGGTTTAATACCTGTTAGATTATAATGAATTAAATTAATATTTTCATAATGTTTCGCGTATGATAAATCTTTTAAGAACATACTTACATGTTCTTTAGTTATAGTAGCAAATCTTTCTTCTTTCGGGATTGATTTATCTCTAGATATAAGATGATGACTACAAAATTGTTCTTCTAAATCATCATAAACGTGTTGTTCAATCGAACTATTCTGTTTACCTTGATATTGATTTATACAATCTCTAAAATGAATCTTTCTATCATAAACGTATTTAGAAGAAATATTTATTCTGTCTATATCTCTATAAGAAGATACAACTTTTAATATGATTTGCTGCGCGTTACAATTATCACAAATATAAATATTATCATCGATTATTTCAAAATTCTTTTTATTCTGACAATTTGAACACATGATAGTATATTTTCTTTTAGGAAATTCAATATCCAAATCTATATACTTTTTACATAATTGAAAATATTCTATAGTGATTTTATTTTTTTCAACTACGTTCGAATTGCTCTGTTGTTTTCCCATAAAATTAAGTTTAATGGGAGAAATTAGAAGATTTTTATAAGTTTCTAAAAGATAAGATGTTTCAGAAATATAAAAATTTAACTGTGTGTTATTTTCTAGTTCTTCTATTTTCTGAATTAATTCTTCTTTCGTTTGTAGTATTTTTTTTCTGATTCGCGTTCTAAGGTTTTTTGAGAGTGTTTCATTTATTTCCTCAAGTCTTCTATAGTGTAAAGGAATTTTTTGATAATCGTCCTCAAACTTCTTACGAATAATAGAATCAACTGCTAATATTTCTAATTCTTCCATCAATATTTTCTAATAATACGCTTTATTTTAAACCTATTCAATATAAATTTTAAAAAATGTATAATGATTTAAAAATAACTTTAGATTTTTTAAATAAAAAATAACTATTTTTTTATTTAAAAAAAACTTATCTTGTATAATATAAAAAACTATGTCATCTATAAGTACTTCAAATGTTACGTCTGGTTTTATCGATCTTGCAACTTTCGATGAAATTGAGAAATATATGTACGGTGGTCCTCAGGCTACCGCTTACTTCGTGCGCGAGACCAAGAAGGCTACTTGGTTTACCCAAGTTCCCGTTGTTCTTTCTCGCGCCGCCGGTTCACCCGCTTTTAACACTGAGTGGTCTGTGAGTATTTCTCGAGCTGGTGATTATCTTCTCCAGTCTTGGTTGCGTCTTACTACCCCTACTGTGACTCTGCTATCTTCTAATCAGTACGGGCTCTCTGGTCGTCTCCGTTGGTCTCGCAATTTAATGCACAACATCGTGCGTGAATGTTGCATTACCTTCAACGACCTCGTCGCCGCGCGTTTCGATAACTACCATCTTGACTTCTGGACAGCTTTCACTGTTCCGGCTGGAAAGAAAAACGGTTACAACAACATGATCGGAAATTTTGATGAACTGACAGGACCTCATGCTCCCGGCGTGGCAATCCCGTCTTTCACACTGAATCTCCCTCTTCCCTTCTTCTACGGGCGTGACAGCGGTGTAGCACTTCCAACTGCTGCTCTCCCCTATAACGAGATGCGTATCACTTTTTCTTTCCGTGATTGGAAGGATCTCCTCGTTCTCGATAACTATCTTGCGGCTCCTAAGACTAACCCATCAACTGTTCCTCTAGTCGGTAGTGATATCGCATCTGTACCAGTTCTCGGGAATACTCAGGTGTGGGCAAATTACGCAATTGTTTCTAACGATGAACGTAAGCGAATGGCCTCGGCTCCTCGCGATATTCTGATTGAGCAAGTGCAGACTGCACCCCGCCAGACTTTCGCTCCCGCCACCAATTCCGTGCCAAGTTACGATATCCGTTTCTCCCACGCTATTAAGGCTCTGTTCTTTTCCGCGCGAAACACATCTGTTCCAGGTGACTGGTCGAACTACACTGCTGCATCTACTCTTCCCGGAAGTGTGTTGTGTAATTGCAATCCCCCAGGTGCAGTCGACCCTATCCTCCAGACTTCTCTTATCTACGAGAATACCAATCGTCTGGCTCAGATGGGTTCTGATTATTTCTCTCTGGTCAACCCTTACTACCATGCACCTGTTGTGCCTCTGGATACCGGCTACCATCTGTATTCTTACTCTCTTGACTTTATGTCTTTGGACCCTATGGGCTCTACTAACTACGGTAAGCTTACTAACGTGTCGATTGTCCCCGAGGCTTCAACCGGGGCTATTGCCGGCGCAACCGGTACCGGTGCAGCTTCTTCGGGTGCTGATTTCCCCCAGACTTACGAATTTATTGTCACCGCCGTGAACAACAACATTATTCGTATTTCCGGCGGTGCTCTCGGTTTCCCCGTGCTATAAAAAAATTATCTATATATTATTTTATATTTTGAAAAATATAAAATCTCATCTAATAAAAAATAAGAAACCTATGATTGAATCATAGGTTTCTTTATTATACTTAATAATAATTGTTTTAAAATAGGTGTAAATTTACCGTAATAATCTTCTAACAGGTGGAGTATCGTCACAATCTTGATCGCTATTTTCTTCAAAATTTAATGTAATAGTTTGAGTTTTTGGCTCTAATAAATTTAGAACTTTTGAAAGCATATTTTCAAGATTTTCTACTTTACGGTTTAATCTTTTTATTTCATTTACCAACTCATTATTATTTTTAATATTTTCAACAGGTTCATTACATTTTTCTTCGCCTCTCTCTACTTTTTCTTCTGTTAATTCTTCGGGTTTTTGAATTGTCGTTCTTCTTTGATATTGAGACGGTTTTTTTTCCGGTGCGATACCGGAATTTTTCCAAATTTCGAGTTGGTCTTTTTTAGTTTTTGGAAAAATCCAGCCTGGTCCGTCTCTTAATCTTTCATTCCATTTTCCACCAAAAGAAATTAGTATATTCGTAGTATCAATTGTAAAAGTTCCTCTTACAACAATAGCTTTATCAGAATATTCGCTTATAGAAATATTGGGGATTGCGTTCATTTTAGTATATTTTTTGTTATTGTTAAATATATTTTAAAAATCATTTTTTTAAAATATATATTATTATTTTTCATCTACCAACATTAAAGCCATAGCAGAATAATTGTGTAGATCGAGTAAAGTATCTCGCAAACTTTCATCGCTCACTAAATTAATACCGTTTCTTGTGATAGACAGAGCTCTTTGTATTTTATCTTCCAATCTTATCAAAACACCAATAAATCCGTATTTAGCAAACGCGTCCCCGTAATCATTGTTTTTTCTTTGAAATAATTCTAAACCTTCGCTTTGTATTTTTTGCATTTGTTCAATTCTATCCATTTTATTACATATATGATATTTCTATAAATTTACACATCATTATTTTCTTTATTTTCACATTCATAATCGTAATAAATAGGTTCGGTTTCTTCCACAGTCTGTTTTATTATCGGTTTTGTAAATGGTAATTTTTTAATATCTATTTTAATATCCATCATACCGGTTCCTATATTCGCCCGTTTTCCACATATGATAGAAGCGGATACTCCATTTGTCGGTTCTATATCTCCGTAAGCACCGGCCTTTAAAAAATTATCCATTGTTTCTTCGAATGATGCTTTTCCCATAGGTCCGGCTTCATCCGTTCTCATAGTATATCGTGATATAGATGAAATAGTTCCCGAATAAGTCATTCTCTCTACAAGTAATTTAATATGACATATATTAATTCCATCCATTATACTACAATATTCTTCTAGTAAAAATTCCCGCGCCGCTTCAATCCCTAAGGTCTCGTAAATTTCCCATACATTATTTGAAATGATTCTCGAAAAATCTACGTGTGGATGGGCTAATAATTTTTTAAAGTTAGAACCTTCCGTTTCCACATACCATTCATTCTCATGTTTTGTATAATATATATTAGTAATTCCTTCCATACCACAGATAATTATTTTTTCTAATATCGGTTGAATACATTCTTCTAAATATATTTCTTTCGCGTTTTCCGTATTTATAAAAGAAATCCTGTTTTCAGGTAATTCTATTTTAGTCGTATCTATAAATATATCTAATTGATTGAATTGAGGAGGAGAAAATACACAACCAATATCATCGTATTCTTTTGTCAAAACATTTACTATCTCTTGTAATTTTAATTTATATTCGAATAGTACATTACGTTTTAATTTAACCGAAATACAATCGGTATATTTTGTAAAATCTGCATTATACAATATTTTAAAAGAATCGTACCACACCTCAGGCGTTTTATTTATTTCTATTTTAAGACTTTCATAAATATCTTTAAATTTTAAACATACAATAGTAGAACCTATAATATTTCTTAAATTTTGAATCGAATCATTACTTTTATCAAAAAATACTTTACAGTTTGTTATTTTTGGGCTCTTAGTAGCGTTTAAAAGTTCTTGAAAACGTGGAACTCCGACTGTCATTGCTTTTTCTGATTGTCCGGTGGTATGAAAAGTATTTAAAGTCATCTGAGTCTGTCTCTCACCCATACTTTGAGCGCATAATATTCCAACGCTTTCACCTGGTTGAATCAAAGATTTTTGATAAGTCTGTTGTATTTCTTCTTTTAATTGCGATAAAATTTCAGGATATATTCTTATATTTTTTAACTGGTTCTTAATTCTATTTTTAGTTATATTATATATCGAAATACCTGTTTGTTCAGGTATTCCTACCGGAACCGTTAAAAAACTTAATATTTCTTCAATCTCTTCTTCTGTTATTAATCTTAACATATTGTTATTATCTATTTTTACGATTATATTCACGTTTTTTCAATTTTAAATTATATTAATATTTAAAAATAACAAATTTAAAAATACATTAGAAATAATTAAACAATGTATAACTACGTAAAATATTCTGATTTAGTTAAAGAAACATATGACGAAGATGAGGAAAAAAAGCCTGATATAACTATTAATATTGGAACTGTTCAAGAAAAACAAAACATAATCATGACAAATCGCATTGTGATTGTTTATATTTACGGAACTTGGTGTAATCCATGTTCTTCTATAGCCGGTCTTTATAATTCATTAGTTGAAAAATATCAAAGACCCGGATTATGTATGTTGATTAAAGAAGATGTAGATAAGAAATTAACTCAAAATATTCACAATGTCCCAACTTTTCAATTTTATATCGATGGAAAATTACAAGGATCTATTGTAGGCTCCGATAATCTAGAAGATATAATCAGGGATCTTGTTGATCAAGCAATCGGTTTAGAGGAATAAATATTATTACATGTGTTACAAAATTAAATTTATTTATAATAAAAAAATGAGAGGTTATAAAGAAAGTATGTCTTTTGAAATGCGGTTAAAAGAGAGTGAAAAGATAAGACAAAAATACCCAGATAAATTTCCAGTAATAGTTCAAAAAAATCCAATATCTAAAAATTTAAATATTCCAGATATAGATAAAAATAAATATTTAGTACAAAAAGATTTAACTTTTGGTCAATTAATGTATGTGATTAGAAAACGTATAAAATTACCGTCAGAAGTCGCACTTTTTGGAATTGTGAATGAAAATATGATTTCTACATCAAAACTATTATCTGAAATATATAATTCTTATAAATCGAACGATGGGTTTTTATATGTCTATTACGAAGGCGAAAATGTTTTTGGGTTTTAATTATTCTTAAGAATAATTAAAATGGAATACGATTTAGTAATAATAGGTGCGGGTCCTTCCGGGCTGGCTCTGGCACAAGCATCCAGTTCGATAGGGAAAAAAATATTAATTATAGATAGAGAGAATCAGATAGGAGGTTCTCATAGAGTTAGAAGAGTTAAACAAGGAAACGAGTTATTATTTACTGAACATGGTCCAAGAATATATACCACCGCTTATAAGAATTTTATAAATTTATTGAAAGAGATGAATAGCGATTTTTTAGATTTATTCACCCCTTACAATTTTACAATTAGCGCAATTAGCGGTGAAACAGTTTTTAACGCTCTTACAAAAAGAGAATTATTTAAACTATTCATAAATTTTATATATCTCATTTTTAATGATGATTACGGAAATAATACAACGATGAAAACTTTTTTAGAAGAGAATAATTTTTCTAAAAAATCAACAGAATTAATTAATAGAATCTGTCGATTAACCGACGGGGCTGGGATAGAAAAATATACCTTAAATGAATTCTTACAATTGGTTAATCAACAAAGTCTGTATAAAATCTATCAACCAAAACTTCCTAACGATATAGGATTATTCAAAATATGGAAATCTTATTTAGAAAAGAAAAATGTAGATTTTTTACTATCTTCAGAAGTTGAAGAATTGTTATTAAACGAAGATAAAACATCTATTAAAAATATTAAAATTAAAAATAACTCGCAATTATCTATATCCGCTAAAAAATTCGTTATGGCTGTCCCGCCTGTTAATATGGTAAAAATAATAGAAAAATCGACCGATGATGTAAAAAATGCTTTCGGTGATTTTAATATGTTAAAAAAATGGTCGGTAGATAACGCATACATCGATTACATTTCTATAACTTTACATTGGGATTCAGTTCTTGTTTTACCAAAAGTTTATGGATTTCCAAAAACCGATTGGGGTGTATGTTTTATAATTTTATCCGATTATATGAAATTTGAAGAAACTAATTCTAAAACCGTAATTTCTACCGCTATAACTTTTATAGATAGAGTAAGTAAGAATAATAATAAAACGGCGAACGAATGTAGTGAAAGCGAATTAATGGTTGAATTATATAATCAATTACTTGAATCGTTCCCTTCTATTCCAAAACCGAACTTTTCCATACTATCACCGGGTGTAAAGTTCGACACTGTAAATAAAAAATGGTTTTCAGAAGATACAGCTTTTATATCTAGTTCTAACGCTCATAAATTATCTTATGAAAGCGAGACAGTTAAAAATTTATATAATGTGGGAACTCATAACGGAAGACAGAATTATAAATTTACAACTCTTGAATCGGCTGTTTCTAACTCTTTAGAATTATCTAAAATTTTATATCCAGAATTAAAAGAAAAATATAAAACTGTAGAACTTTTATCGATTTCAAAAATTATTATTAAAATAATTTTTATTATATTAACTATTTTGATTATATATTTAATCTATAGAATTAATAAAAACACAACAACAAATGGAAGATAAAATAAATGAATTGTTAGAACGTGTTAAAAATCTTGAAGCTATTTTAGAACGAATTGTTGATAGGACAGAAAATATTCAAATAAGTACTCAAAAAATGGATACTCATATTAATTTTGTTGAAGATATCTACAGCGTCGTTAAAAACCCATTCGGTAATTTATTACATTCGTATCTTGGATATAATCATACCGAATCTATTTCTAAAATTAAATCTGAGAAAGAATCCGTAAATTAAAAATAAAATATTTTATTTTTAATTTTAATTTACAATATTTGTTTGAACTTCAAAATCTCCTACGACTTTATCAAAATTCTTATTATCACGAACCCAATTATAGTTAGATGTGATATAAGGGTCAACATCTTCTTCATTTCTCAAAACTTTAAAAACTCTTTCTAAAGCTGTATCTTGCCATTGCTCTTCTAACGGATTACCTGAAATAATAATTCCTCTATCTCCTACACTTTCAGTCAATGCTGCTAAATCGGTTGTTATCGCTAATGTTCTACTGGCAGCCGCTTCGTACGCTGTAAGACAACAAGTTTCGGCGAATGTACATGGGTAAAACCATATTTTAGAAATATTCCAATAATTTCTTAATGTTTCACCATTTACCCAGCCGTAATTAATAACATTATCTTGTTGTTCTTCTAACAAAACTTTAATCTTTTTCACCGTTTCAGAATGATAAGTGTTTAACCATGAATTATTAAAATCACAAAAAACTCTTAGCCGTGCAAATGGGAATTGTTTAACAATTTTAGGGAACATTTGTAACAAAGGTAAAAGCCCCCTATTTGCAAATGATGGATAAATAAAAGAATAAGGCTCTTTTACACAGTTTGAATATAATTGTGTATCTATACCATAGGATATAACCTCTGTTATGTTTGCAAGATTCGGAAAAAAATATAAAAATTGCTGTTTATGCCAGTCAGAAATACATAAAACTTTATCAACTGAATCTATTAACATTACACTGTTTTCAACCATTATATCATGTAAAACTAAATAGACTTTTCCAACATTATTTAATTTCGTTACTTTAAGGTACTGTGGATATCTATTGATAATACAAAAATCAATATGAAAATTATTCAAAAAATTTAAATATTCTTTAATATTTTTATATATAACTTTATTATAATTTTTTTGTATTTTACAATCGCAAAATACTATCACATGATGGTCTTTAGCTAACATTTCAGCATATTTAATAGAAAAAGTTTCAGACCCGCCTAAACCTTTAGTTAGTAAAGTTTCACCATCCCAATTATCCCATCCTCCAGGTGAAACGAAACAGATAACTTTTTTCTTTGTAATTTTAACTTTTTCAATAGTATTGTTGCTATTATTTATAAGCGTTAAAATATTTTTCCAATTTGCAGCAAGTTCGTTGGAATATTCACTGCTTAAAATAAGGTCGCAACATTTTTCAGCTGTTATAAAATCATTTTTAACGTATGCGAGCCTTATAAGGTCTGTAGGTATATGGAAAAAATAAATATTCTTTCTAAAACTCATCTGTATATCAGGAATACCAATATCAAAAGACTTTTTTAGATAAAAATATGCTTTTTCGTAATTGTTATTTTCTAAATAATATTTTCCCATAAAATAAAGACTTTCAGGGCTTTTTCCTAAAAAATTATGAGCTGCTAAATATAATGGTTCGCATTCTTCCCAAGGTTTATTTATATAAAAATGTGACAAAACAGCAATATAATACAAAGCATCTTGTTTCTCATTTTCGTATCCATCCATTTTAACTCGCAATTCAAAATATTTCAAACTATCAACCCATTCTTTTTTATTAAGATACGAATCGGCAATATAGTATAAAATTCTCGGATCTGTAGGATCTTCTTCATGTGTTTCTAAAAGCAATTGTATATCTGTATCTTTTCTTTTATTTGTTCTATTCGCCATGTACTCGCTTGTTATATCTTTTACACGTCCAACATTATAAGGGATTGAAGCTGCTAAAAGACCGACATTTTCAATTATTTCGTGAATTTTATAAATATATTTCAATCGTCTTTTTGGTTTAGTAAAGCGTATAGATATATAACGTCTTTCTACATCTTCTATAGTAATACCTATTTCATCTGCTTTGTCGTCTTCTCTGATGACAGTTAAAAAATCTCTTAATTGATTTCCTTCCAAAACATAAGTATCGTCTAACATTACATTAAATGCGTAATCTTCACCGGCAAGTTCTAAGAGTCTATTTCTACTATCTCTAAAATTTATAAACGGCTCTTCGTATAGAACTCCAGGAATATCACTCATAGTTTCTTCTATAATTTTAATTGTATTATCTGTAGAACCTGTGTCTAGAATAACCCAGTGATCAATAAACGGTTTATTTTTCAATAATACATCTCTAAAACCGTCACCGGCATCTTTAACCATTATTAATAAATTTAATAAATTATCGTGAAATATTTCACCGTTTTTTATACAATAATTAAATTTTTGATTAAATTTTTCTAATGAATTTGGATGTATATAAACATACCATATATGAAATTTTAAAATTGTAAAATATTCATATTTTTCCGGTTCATATACGTCTTTCAAAAATACTTTACCTTTAAATGTTAATAATTTTTTCTCAAACGATTTTTTTCTGTCATTATTTCCAGAACCTATTTCAAGTTCTAATGGATCTAAGTTTTTATCTATTACGACGGTATATTTAGATTTTTTTAAAAAAATTACGTTTTTATCATGTATGGTTATATATTTTCCTTTAAAATTTGTTAAAAATTCATTCAGGGATTTTAAAAATAAATCACTATTTTCTGAATTTTCAATATCTTTATTTATGGCTAAAACCCCTTCGGGTTCTAACATTGTCCAACACATGTTTAATTCTATTATAAATTGTAAAGAAATCAATTTAGGTTCAACATGAATAAAATTAAATTTTTCTTTTTTTTTTAATAATTTTGTTAATGCTAAAACAGAACTTGGTTCGTCTATCAATCTTGCTTTTCCTAGAGTATTGTTATAAAACTCATCTTTAAGATCGTCTATTTCGATATCATTATTTTTAGTTTTCAAATAATTTTTTAAACTATCCCAATTTTCAATCGCCGTTGCTTTTAAATTTGAGCAATTAAACATTTCGATTATCGCAGAAACGGATTTACCAGTTAATGTTCCAACATCTAATATTTTTGGGACATTAAAAGCATTTTTAACTCTATCAACAACTCTTGAAAATTTATTTTTAATACCAGCAGGTTTATCTAATACCCAATCATTAACTAAATTTAAATTATTATCCATTTTTATATTTTATTTAAAACATTATTTGTTATTTTTAAATTATTTATAAATAAAAATTTTAAAAATAAAATATAAAAATGGATATTGTAATCGAAGAATACAATAAAAAATGGATTGTTTTGCGAAATATCGATTCGACCGATGAACGATTTAAAAATTTAGGTGGAACATTTATTAAAAAAATTAAAACGTGTAATACTAGTTCGCACGGTTGGTTATTTCCAGCTACTAAAAAAGAAGAACTTATTCAAAAATTAAGCATGTTTAAAATAGAACTCAATGTTTCCGATAATTTTATGGTACAAGAAGATAAAACTATTTTTGAAAATCATTATAATATACCTAAAATTCAAGTAGAAGTTGATGATATATCAAATTCTGAAAATAGTGATATAAATTTTAATATTATAAATATTGAAAAAGATGAAACATCAATTTTAGATTCGGAAAAAGTATGTGAAAATAAAATAATTTATTTAGAAAGAAAATTTGCATCTGAACCGACAATCGTAAATTATAAAAATGGGTTCGGTTTTAAAAATAAGAGCAAAACAAAATGTGTTCTACCGATTGCCGGTTCAGCAACCTCTTATTCTTCTACAAATACAGAATATAATAACGAATATAATATAAATCCATGTATAATATCAAATATACAAGAAATTACAGATGAACAGAAAAAAAATGGTATTTTTTTAGAATTGGATAATATAGACATAATTGAAACTGATGATCAAAATAACACTAAAAATAAAGCCGTTATGTGTCATTGCGCTCTATTTTAAAATTAATAATTTGTATAAAATTATTAATTCGATAATATTATTTTCTGGTAATATCGTTAAAACCTAATGGAAAATCTGTATTTTCCATTCTGATATTAGAAACACCCATCGCGAAGTTTGCAGTATTGTGTGGTTTCATACCGTTATATATTGTATTACTAACTAGAGAAATAGGTATAGGAGCCCTTATACTTCTATAACCAACCGAATTACTTGCTGGTCCGTTATAAGAATCTAAATTTTTATAATAGGATTTTACATGACTATTTGCACCATTATATTCGTAAGACATTTATTATATATATTTATATTTTAAAAATTAAATATATAAAATAAATAAATATAATGATTGAATTATATGAGATTAGTATTCCTGTGTTAAGAAGAAGTTATAAAGCTTATTGTGAATATTGTGGTTGTAATGCAAATGTATATAATAAATATCGGAAAGGTGGTATATGTCATCCATGTATAATATTTCTTAAAAAAAGTAGCGCTGTAAAAACTATAACACAACTTTTAAAAAATTATTTATTTGTAAAATTGAAAAAATAATAAGATTTAATTATAATAAATAATAATTAAATAAATAATATGGAAGAACAAAAAGAAGATATTAATAATGAGATTCCTATATATAGAGGTTCGCGTGGTTTAGATTTTAAAAATATGATCATCTCATTTCTAAATAAAGGAAACCTTAAAGATAAATATATACAGCTATTAACAAATACCAATTCGATGGAAACTTACGATAAAGTATTTACAGCAAATTCAGCCGATTCTGTTAATAATTCAGAAATTTTTGAACTGATAGGTGATACGTCGGTTAATAAATTTATAGTATGGTATATGTATAGGAGATTTCCGCAATTAAACTGTGTTCAAGGTGTTAAAGTTTTAGCAAGATTAAAAATAAATTACGGTTCTAAACAATCGTTTTCGAGTATATCAGAATCTTTAGGGTTCTGGCCTTATATTACAGCGAGCGAAGAAGAACGTTCGAAAAGGAAGAAACCGTTATTGGAAGATACTTTAGAAGCTGTTATTGGAGCCGTCGAATATTTAATCGATTCAAAAGTGCGATTAGGTGCAGGATACGCTATAATTTACGATATTTTATCTAAGATATTTGACGAAAAAGAGATATCTTTACGGTACGAAGATTTATACGATTCTAAAACGCGAATTAAAGAACTTTTCGATTTGTACGGAGAACGATTGGGTATTTTAGAATATGTAGATGAAAAAACGGATTCTCTTACAACTACTGTTTTATACAGAGTAGAAGGGGGAGGTGGTAAAAATAAATTACAAGGAGGTCGCCGTATGCAAATCGGTCTTGGAACAGCCGCTTTAAAAGCGGACTCTCAACAAAAAGCGGCTACAAACGCGTTGGCTTTATTAAAATCTCAGGGTTTTGTAAAAGAAACACCTCAAGAATATTTATTTTTTTGTAAAAATTAAAAATGTTTTACAAAAAAATATCCGCTATAAAATAATGACAATTTTAATATTTACGAATATTAAAATGAGTATATTTCTTTTAATCATTATTATCAGTATAATAGAATTTTTTGGAGATTCTAATTTTAAACATTACGCGAGAACAAATCAATTGTTTTATTTATTTTTAGGTTTATTATTTTACACAGCAATGATATATTTTCTAGTTTTAGCATTAAAGAAAGCAAATGTTGCATACGTTAATTCTTCATGGGATGCCGTATCGGCTTTAGTAGAAACAGCGCTTGCTATCTTAATATTACATGAAACTCTAAGTAATAGAATACAATATATAGGAGTTGTTTTTATCATTATAGGAATATTTGCGTTAAATTACGGCCCTGTCCCTTATAAATAAATTTAATGATAACTAACTATCCAAAAATAATAACTTTGTAGATTTTTGAGATGGGTAATAGCAACTATTTTACATGTGCGTGAGAACGATTTTGCTCACCATTTTAAATATATATAATTTGTTCGGAATTATATACCAGAGATAACACTGAGAATTAAGAAATTTCATATTCAGATTTTCAGTGAGAGAGCTAATTTTAAAATTTTTATTTTTAAAAAGATTTAACCGTAAAAATTTCTGTTAAATCTTTTTCAACATACCCCCACAATTTATACCATTCCTCACCATGTACTTCACTCATAAAAGCTTTCTCATTTTCATCTAACATACTTGGATGAAGCCCAGACTTTAGTAATTCGCTTACGTAAGCTAAAGCTTCAACCATTGGAGGTGGTTTATTATCAACTTTCGAATTTTCGTATTGAACATCTCCATATAAAGATTCACCTAATTTTTTATATTTCTCTAACATTTCAGGAGACATCGATTTTTTAGCGGATTCAACCATTGGATTGTTGAATAAATCAAAAGCTGAAATTTCTTGTTTATGTTCTTCACTCATTTATTAAGTCTTATATATATTTTTAAATTTAATATTATTTTTCACAAAAGTAAAATATTTTACTTTTGTGAAAAATAATATTAAATATTAAGCTTTTGTAAAGTTTTGATACCTTAATAATTATTAGATGAAATTAATTACAATGAATATGTACAGCCGGTAAATGCCTGTATATAAAACAATTTTATTATTTGTTAGTGCTATGTCATATTGTCTTATCACGAGTAATAAAATTTTAGTTTAGGAAAGTAAAAAACGCGTATGAAATTTTTTATCAAGAGTTAATAGATTTGTAAAATCTGTAGAGTATGTTGCTTTTGCAACTGTATATGTTTAGCAAAAAATTTAGATTCTTGTCTTACCTTAACATTTCTATAAAATGTTGAAAATGCTTGGATATCACCGTAAATTAACATTTTATAAAGTGTGATTCTTAAAATATTCTGTTTGAAATGAATCTTTCGTAAAAAAATGCAATCTATTTACATATGGAACGTATTTAGATTTATTGTTGAATTAGAAATTATTAAATGTCTGTGGAATTATGGCGACTGATGATTATATATAAAATAGTAATGGGTGAGCTTTGATAAATTAGAATTCTGTTTACACTGCAAAATCTTTTATTGGAAAAATACGGTAATGTTTTATAGGTTTCTATAAATGTAGCAAAAAAATAAAAAATCACCTGTGGTCGGCTACTTATTTTTGAACTCTAAAATGTGAACCAATTTACACTCCGGAGACATTACATTTGAGTCCTTATTGTTCTTACACCAATACACAATAATTTTTTTAGATTTAAATAATCTGAATAATTCCTTGTAATTTAGACATATTTAATTTGACTTATAAATATATTGTATTATTACAGTTCTCTTGAGCGAATCGTGCATGAAAAGGTTGAAAACCCGGAATTGTAATAACTATCGCTAACCACATCCAAATTGGACGTTTGACCGTAACCATTTGCGGATAAGACCAATTGGCTATCTACAACTGTGGCACCTATTCTAGGGTTACTTGCCACACCATTTCCTTGAGCTGAAAATATACTTGCTCCAAGCCCTGTCCAAGTAATTCCATCACTTGAATATCCAATAATGTTTGTTCCTGCTCCTAAAGCGACCCAATAAGTTCCATTCCACGCTACACCATATCCATAACCACCTGAAAAAATACTCATTCCAAGTCCAGTCCAAGTAATTCCATCGCTTGAATAAGCGATACTATTTGTTCCTTGTCCTACAGCGACCAAACGAGTTCCATTCCACGCTACACCATTTCCTTGAATTGAAAATATACTTGTTCCAAGCCCTGTCCAAGTAATTCCATTGCTTGAATAAGCGATACTATTTGTTCCTTGTCCTACAGCGACCAAACGAGTTCCATTCCACGCTACACCATTTCCTTGAACTGAAAATATACTTGTTCCACGCCCTGTCCAAGTAATTCCATCACTTGAATAAGCAATAGAATTTGTTCCATTACCTACAGCGACCCAACGAGTTCCATTCCATGCTACACCATATCCAACTGCTGAAAATATACTTGTTCCAAGCCCTGTCCAAGTAATTCCATC